TGAAATTTCAGATGTTTTTGCTAAAAAGAATAATTTAATTAAATTAAAAAGAACGTTTTACAAATAAAAATAACATGGTATAATAAAATTAGCACAGGAGATCATAATGTTCTTTTGTAAAATTTGTCAGGAATGGGAATTAGACAACAATCACAGTCAGCATCACGAAAAAAAGTATGCAGTATTCGGAGACGGAGATGTGATCGATGTATGTCGGACACCTTGTCATGATGCTCTTGAAGAGTTAATCAGGATTAAGGAAAACGAGATATTAAAACAACATCCGGAAATCTACGAAGAAGCGTTGCGTGAGATTGTTGGAAATCACCGGGCCATAAAAAAGTATTATGGCTTGATAATGAAACGAAGAGCGGCCAAGGATAGGCAATATCCACGGAAGAAACGGAGGAAAAAATGAACGGAGTAATCTGGTGGGGTGGAAAATTAATCCCAATCGAACAATTCGCAGAAGCATTATTAGGACAGCAAAAAGAGAGGGAGGAGGAAAATCCAACTCCCTCCAAATAATTAAAACCATAAATAAAAAGACATGAATCAAAAATTAAAAGAAACAATAAATGCGGCGTTAGTAATGTTATTAGTATTCGGAGTTCTTTTATTTATCAATTGGGCGATAAGCACAATGGTAGAAAACACATTAGTTAATCAACCTAATTGTTGGGAAGAAAGAATAGAAGGAGTGAATAAGCAAACAGGAAACAAAGCATATTATTCTGACAATTTTAATTGTAAAGATTTCATTAAAAAATAAAAACCATGAAAAAATTAATTACATTTTTAATCACATTATTAGCAATAGCACCAGTGTTTTGTTTTGCAACTGCAACAGGATGGGATGGTAATTCAGAACAAAATCAACCATGCATAGTTTGGAGAGTAGATTCAGGATATTCAGTAAATCAGGCCGGAGTAGGAATTAACTGGTGTAAGGGAGATTTTGCTTCGGCAAAAAGAATATATGAATTAGAAGTAGCTGTTCAACAATTACAATATAAAATTGATAATTGCGGAACAGTGGCTGGAGTATCAGGAATTGATAGAATGGCCAGTTTAGAAACAAGGATACAAATAGTCGAAGAAAGTATTAAAGCACTCCAAAAGAGCATTTTAGACAGCTTAAAGGGCATTATAGCATTACTATTAAGACGATGAATGGATATAGAGATAAATTAGGAAGATTTGCACCGGGAACAGAGCGTCCAATAAAAGTTCCAAAAATAAAAAAGAATTGTATAGTTTGTGGAAAAGAATATTGGAGGTGGCCTTCACGCATGAAAGCAAAAAGAAATGTTTGTTGTTGGGAATGTTATAAGAAATCAAAAAAAGGAGAAATACAAAATCATTTATTGAATGAAAAAGTTAGACATAAAATATCAAAATCTTTAACAGGAAAACCGCAACCATGGAATAAAAATAAAAAACATCCAAATTGGAAAGGTAATAAAGCAGGATATACAGCATTTCATCAATGGATTAGAAGACATTATGGAAAAGCTAATCATTGTGAAAATCCAGATTGTAGATATAAGAATCCAAAAAGATATGAGTGGGCATTAATTCATGGATATGAGCATGATCACAAAAGAAAAAATTACTGGCAATTATGTAAATCTTGTCATGTAAAATATGACTTAAATAAAATATGAAAATAGAACAGATTAAAATTGAAGAGATAAAAGAAAATGAACTTAATCCAAAGCAACTTTTACCGAACGAAGAAAGTGATTTAATTGAGTCTATAACAAGATTTGGTATTGTAGATCCTTTAATTTTGAATAATGCACCTAAAAGAAAAAACTTTCTTATAGGAGGACATCAGAGGTTATCTGTTTTGAAAAAAATTGGATATACAGAAGTTCCTTGCATATTTGTAGATATTCCTGACTTAGAAAAAGAAATGGAGTTAGTAGTAAGATTATCTAAGAATACCGGATCGTGGGACAAAGAAAAATTAAAGGAGTTGAATGTCGATATGCTTTTAGAAGTCGGATTCGATAATGACGAATTGTCTGATATGTGGGACGAAATCGGAACCGCTGAAGATAATCACAAAGCAGAGAAGGCTATTTCCGAAGCAAAGAAAACATTAATAAAAAACGGAGATGTATTTCAATTAGGAACGCATCGATTAATGTGTGGAGATTCAACTAATTTAACCGATGTCAATAAACTAATGAATGGGGAAAAGGCATTAATGATTTATTGTGATCCGCCTTATAATATCGGATTGAATTACGGTGGAGGAATCGGAACGGCCAATAAGTATCAAGGGACATATAAAGACAGCAAAGAAGATTCTGACTATGCAGAATTTTTGCGACTTACTATTTTTAACGCACTAGAGAACGCACTAGAGAACGCACACATCTTCTACTGGTGCGACGAGAAGTATATTGGAATGGTTCAGGAGTTATACAGAATACTAGGACTTGAAAACAGGAGAGTCTGTATGTGGATTAAGAACAATCAGAATCCAACCCCGCAGGTAGCATTTAACAAGGTATACGAACCATGTGTTTACGGGACCAGAGGAAAACCATTTTTGAATAACAACTATCGAGCTTTTAACGAGGTATTAAATAAGGAGGTTGATTCAGGAAATAAGTTGCAGGACGACATTAAGGATTTATTCAATATCTGGTTGGAAGATAGAGACCCGGCCAAAGACTATGATCACCCGACACAAAAGCCAATTACATTGCACGAGAAGGCTTTGAAGAGATGCAGCCAACCTGGTTCAATAGTGGTTGATTTGTTCGGAGGTTCCGGTAGCACACTAATGGCCTGTGAACAAATGAAAAGAAAGTGTTATACTTTAGAAATGAGTCCGATATTCTGCCAGGTAATAATTAACAGGTGGCAAGAGTATACAGGAGAGAAAGCAATAAAGATTAATTAGGTATGGAAGACAAAGAAATTACAAAAGAAGAGGTGTTGACAGAAAATCAAGAAAATGTTGAAGGATTATTTTTTATGATCGAAAATGAGGAAAAAGCGACAGAAGTCCATAAAAAAGATGCGTTGGGAGAGGAACCAGAGAGAGAAGAGCAAGAAAGGACTAGAATAAAAAAGAAACTTTTCTTTGAGCATTATGCTTCTTGCGAGGGAGTTATTTCATTGATTTGTCGAAAGATAGGAATAGATAATAAGACATTTTATAAATGGAAAAACGCTGACCCGGACTTTGTGACCAATTTAGAAAAATTGAGAGAAAATTTGAATGACGAAGTAGAGGATATTTTAATGGGATTGGTAAAAGTAAAAAAGGATCCAACGAGTGTGAGATATTGGCTTGATAGAAGAAATCCTAAATATAGACCAAAGCAAGAGTTCGGAGGATTGAATGGAGAGCCATTACCGCCAATTAAAGTAGAGATTATATCTCCAAAAAATGGAAACACTAACACAACCGAAAACAATACAGGCGACAGTAGTCTTTCAAAAGAACCAGCAAAGCCAGAAGAGAATAAAGGCAAATGAAGGAGGGACTAGAAGTTCAAAGACATTTTCAATAGCGCAACTAATCGCTATATTAGCTGCTAATGAAACTGAACCGTGTGTATATTCAATTTGTAGAAAGACATTTCCCGCATTAAAGGCAACGGCAATGAGGGATTTTTTTAATATTATTAAAGCATGGGGTTGGTATAGAGAAAATAATCACAACAAATCAGATCATATATATAGATTAAATAATACAGAAATAGAATTCTTTTCTTTGGATGAACCTGAAAAAGTAAGAGGAAGAAAAAGAAAAATACTTTGGGTTAATGAAGCGAATGAATTGGATTATGAAGATTGGAGACAATTATTGTTGAGGACTTCGGGGGATATTTATATGGACTACAATCCTTCTGATGAATTCTCTTGGATATATGATAATGTTTTAACGAGAGATGATTGTGAATTAATTAGATCAACATATTTGGATAATCCGTTCCTGGAAGAAACAATCGTGGAAGAGATTGAAAGATTAAAAGGAACCGATGATAATTATTGGAAGATTTATGGATTAGGATTAAGAGGTGTTTCAGCGGCTAAGATATATTCACACTGGACTTTATGTGATGACATACCGCAAGGAAGTGAAAGAATATTTGGACTAGACTTCGGTTTTAATAATCCGACATGTTTGGCAGAAGTAGGAATTAAAGATGATAATATATATGCAAGAGAGAGATTGTATAAAAGTGGAATGACTAATGGAGATTTGATTAAGTGGTTGAAGAAGAAGCACATGGAAGATAAAATTATATTTGCTGATTCAGCTGAACCGGACAGAATAAAAGAAATTGAAGAGGCTGGGTTTACAATATATCCGGCAGATAAAGCTGTGTTAATGGGAATTGATTCAATTAAAAAAAGAAAATTCAATATTACAAAGGATTCAGTTAACGGACAGAAAGAAGCAAAGAGTTATTCTTGGAAGGTTGGAAGGGATGGAAAAAGAATTGATGAGCCAGTTAAGCACAATGATCACTTTATGGATGCTGTTAGATATGCAGTTTATAGTTACTTTAATTCGTTTGGAGTTGGAGCAGGATGGTTATAGTTGTTGACAAAATAAAAATATGATATACTAAAATAAAAAGAAATGAATTTCTTACAAAAATTATTTTACAAACCAAAAGAAAAGTCAATTAATTTTTCAGGGGGGATATCAGTGCTTCAGAAATTAGTATCTCCTGATTTAGGAACTACTCAGTTAATGGAAAGATACAGAAAGTCTCTGTATGTTTTTGCATGTATCAGCAAAATAGCAGAAAAGGTTGGAAGTATAGATATTAATCTTTATAAAATATCTAATTCGAAAGGAGATGTGCAAGAAATAAAAACACACCCAGCGCTTGATTTAATTTATAGGCCAAACAAAATACAAACAAAAGCAGAGTTCTTGGCCATGACTATTATAAACAAAAAAACTGCCGGAGATGCGTTTTGGTATAAAGTAAGAAACAATAGAGGGATGCCAGTTGAGTTATGGAATTTAAGGCCAGATTTAATGACGATAATAACTGATCCTGTTGAAGTGGTATCAGGATATAAATTTAGAAAAGCAGATGGATCTGAAATATTATTTCCACCTGAAGACATTATTCATTTCAAAGATTACCCAGATCCATTAAATCAATATTCTGGGATTTCTGCTTTAATGCCAGCATCGATTAGGGTGCAAACAGAAGAGTATGCAACTAAATATCAAAGAGATTTCTTCTTGAATAGTGCAAGACCAGATGCAGTTCTAAAATCTCCAAAGAGATTGCTTAAAAATCAAAAAGCAGAATTAAGAAAAGGATGGAATTCAAGGCATCGAGGAGTAGGTAATACTTCAAAGATAGGATTACTTGAAGGAGGAATTGAATATCAATTAATTTCTTTGAATCAGAAGGATATGGATTACGTCGAAGGAACTAAAATGACCAGGGACGATATTTTAGTGGCTTTCAGAATGACAAAGACAGTTCTTGGTATAACTGATGATGTTAATAGGGCCAATGCTGAAACAGCGATGGCAGTATTCTTATCAGAAGTGATCGTTCCTGAAATAAAGGGATTGGTTGAAAAAATAAACGAAGAGATGGCTTATATTGATTATGGAGAAAATATATTCTATGGATTCAATGAGCCAAATTTAGAAGACAAAGAGTTTAGATTAAAAGAAGATACTGAATTAGTTAAAGCTAATATTTTATTACCGAATGAAGTTAGAGAAGCAAGAGGTAAAGTTCCAATGACAGGGGGATGGAGTTTTTATTTGCCAATTATGCAAGCGGCCGCAGGAGGTTTATCGGCCAGTGAAAGAGCAAAGATGATTAAAATAATCGAAAAGGATAGTAAGACAAATGAAGCATTAATTGAGAAATCAAAGTTGCCAGCCAAGTTCGAATTTAAGGGTAGATTCTTGTTTCAGCAAAAGATGAAAATATGTGAGCATATTGCAAACCAGAAAATAGGATATAAAGAAAAAGGAATGAAAAGGAAAGGAGGAATTTCTATGATTCAAGATGAAAAAATCAAAGAGATGTATGCTGATATGATTAACAAGAAGATTGATATTAAAGCAGAAAAATTAAGTCCAGCGATGAGTTTGTTTGCAATGAAACAAAAAGCAAGAGTTGTTGCTGAATTAATGAAACAAAAGAAATCTATAAAAAATAAATTTAAGATATCAACAATATTCAAAGAAAAGGAAGAGATAGCATTAACAATAGATTTTATTATTCCTTACATAGAAGAATTTTTGAAGGAAGCAGGAAAAGAATCATTATTATCTATCGCCCCGCAGGAAGTATTCTCATTTGATAGTGCCAGGATACAGAAGTTTATAGATGATAGATCTAAAATGTTTGCTAATTCAGTTACACAGACAACATTAGAGGGAGTTGAAAAAACTTTGGCCGAAGGAATTGCTGAAGGAGAATCAACAGCCGATTTAATTAAAAGAGTTGAAGAAGTTTATGATGACTTTCCATCTTATAGAAGTAATCTTATTGCCAGGACAGAAGCGACAGCTGCAAACAATGAAGGAATACTTGAAAGCTTTAGACAGTCAGAAGTAGTCAATGCTAAAGAATGGATTACTGCCGGAGATGATAAGGTTAGACCAGAGCACGCTGCTTTAGATGGAGAGATTGTTTTGAATGACGAAAACTTTAGCAATGGATTGCCTTATCCTGAAGAACCTAATTGCAGGTGTGTTCTTGGGGGTGCATTTGTAGAAGAATAACTATTGCAAATATAAATAATGTGATATAATGAAAAAAATAAAAAAAATTCAGGAGTTGTTAGAAAAAGAATCAGAGAGAATTAAAAAATCAAAGAAGGGAAAAATAGAAATTAACTTTAGCGATTCTCATGTATCTATTTCTATAACAACCTTCGAGGATGCAAAAATAGAATAAAAAACGTAACGTCATAATAGGCGGCGGAAAAAATCAGCAATGATTTTCCGTCGTTTTTTTCTAAATAAAATGAAATACAAACAACTATACTTAAAATCAATAACAGATGCTAAACCGGGAGATGATGAGAATTATATAATAAGGGGAGTTTTTTCAACCGGAACAGAAGATAGACAGGGAGATGTCGTTGTTCAAATGGGTTGGGATGTAAAAGAGTTTTTATTGAATCCAGTTGTTTTGTTTGCACATGATCATTGGCAACCTGCTGTTGGAAAAATAATTGAATTAGGATTAAACGAAGAAGGAAATTTAGCTGGAGCAATTCAATTTGCGGCCGCTGAATATGATTTCGCGATGGTCTTATACAAATTATACAAAGGTAAATACATGAGTGCTTTCTCAGCTGGATTTGACAGCAAGAATGTTACTTATGATGATGAGAATGATAGGCAAATTTTAACAGAGAATATTTTATACGAAATGTCATGCGTTAACGTTCCGGCCAATGCTTATGCATTAGCAAAAGCAGCAGGAATAGAAACTTCTCCATTGGTAGCATTTCAAACAAAGCAATTATCTTTAAGAAAAGCTTATCATGCAAAAAGTCCATCATGTAAATTAGATGAAGAAAACGAAAGTGAATGTGTATCAAGGAAAGCGAAAGAATTAGAAGTTGAAGGATACGAAAAAGAACAGGCATCAGCGATTGCTCATAGTATTTGTTCAAATGAGTGTTCAAACAAGAAAAAAGAAACAGCAAATGAAATCAGAAGTAGATTAGATAATATAGAAAAAGCAATTAAGGCGATAGGGGCTTACAAGACCCTGACTGCCATAAAAAAGAATGGTCGACAACCTTCTAAAAAAGGTAAAATCTTGGTTAAAAGTCTTAATAAAGCAATTAGATCTTTATTAAGCGAAAAGAGAAAATTAAAATAAATAAAAAATGAGTAAAAAATTAAAAGCAGCATTGGCCAAGGATGAAAAGGACTTAACAGCTGAAGAAAAGATTTTGATTCAGAAGTCTATTGATCAATTGGACAAAGCTCAAAAAACAAAGTTCGCAAAAACTATCGATGAATCTGAAGAAGACGAGGAAGATGAAGAAGAGGGTGAAGATGGTGAAGAGGATGAAGAGGAAGATGAAGACGAGGAAGACGAAGAAGAAGAAGGAATCGATGAGAAATCATTGAAAAGTCTTTTAGAGAAAAATGCAGACAAGGCTCTTGAAAAAAAGGCTGATAAGTATGCAGAAAAACTTGTTAACAAATTCTTTGCAGGAGTTTCAGAATCTAGGAAGAAATTTTTAGAGACAGGAAAGTCAAAGAAAACTAATGCTGATGATCAAACAAGAAAGTTTTTGAAAGCATTATTTGACAAGGATTATGCAGCTGCAAAAGCATTAACTACTTCTACATCAGGAGACAGTCCTGATGATGCAGCTGCTGGATTAACAATTCCAACAGAATTGCTAACAGAAGTTTATAGATTCTTGCCAACCTATGGTGTTGCAAGAAGGAACATGAGATATTTACCTTTCACTGGACCAGGAAACGAAAGAAATATCCCAGCTTTATCTTCGGCAGTATCTGTATTTTGGACAGGAGAAGGAGTTAAAAAGACATCTACTCAGCCTAAATTCAGCTTAATTACACAGACATTAAAGAAATTAGCTGCAATTTGTCCAATGACAGAAGAGATATTAGAAGATTCAGCTATTCCTTTGAATTCATTGGTTGGAGAATTGTTTGCTGAAGCTATCGGAGTTGAAGAAGATGCTCAATTCTTATCTGGAACAGGATCACCTTGGACTGGAGTATTAAATAATGCTAGTGTAAATCAAATTAGTCAAATCACTGCTGGAACAGCAAACGCAACAGCAAAAGATTTGTTAAACATGAGAAAGGGAATTCCTACTAGCGCATTAGCAAATGCAAAGTATTACTTGAACCCTGAATCACTAGACTTATTTAGAGGAGAGACAGACGACAATGGAAGATTTATTCTTCAACAGCCAACTGATAATGCACCTGGAACATTGTGGGGTAGACCTTACGAATTAACTGATGCATTACCAACACCTGACGCAGTAGCAGACGGAGAACCATGGATTATATTCGGAGACCTTAATAAGACTTGTATTCTTGGAGACAAGAAAAGAATTAGAGTTAAGTTGCTAGAGGAAGCAACTATCACTGATACAGATGGAGAAACAGAAATCAATCTTGCAGAACAAGATATGGTTGCCATCAGAGTTGTTGAAAGAGTTGGTTTTGTATGTGCATTACCAACAGGAATCAGTGTATTAGTTAACGAAGCAGAATCAGGTAGCTAAGTTTTTGAGGGGGGAGTAAAATCCCCCCTCCTAAAGAAATGTTAGTATCAAAAAATAAAATGGTTGATAATAATACTGCGTTAAAGTCGAAGCGAAGTAAATCAACCAAACTAAAGATTAAAAAAAATGATTCCAAACAAAGCAACAGGAGCGGGAAATAATAATGCTGCGAATGTTTTCAAAATAGATTTTTCAAAAGCATTATCAACGGCCCCAAAATTGGAAGCATGGGATAATAGCGAAACTTTTCCAGCTAGAGATGTTGCCGGGGCAACCGTAGCGAAGGAGATTTTTACGGGAACAACTGGTAACAGTTCTAAGCCGATGCTATATCTTGTAGCTACAACAAGTTCTGCTCCAGGGGCAGATTGGAAACCAGCATCAGCAGTTGCCGGATCTAATAATCCTAATAGATTGAAGGGATCGACAAACTATGTTACTGATCCAACAACACCAGGAGCCGAAGAATCAATATTGTTTAACTTAGGAGCAGAAGTTCCTTATGATGCAACAGTTCCATCTGCAACAGAGATGGCACACATGATTCAGGTTAGATATACTTATACCGGAGATGCTCCAGTATTAACATGGTCTTTCAATGAAGGAAGTGAAGAAACACCAAGCTGGACAGAAATTACTCCTGGAACTCATGGATTGAGATATTGTAATTCTTCAACAAGTTGGGCAGCTGGGCCTTATAAGTTAACGTTACCAGCCTCCAGTGTAGTCGATGCCGGAGAGGTAGGAATAACAACATAATTTGCTTAAAAAATGAGTAAAGAAATAGAAATAACTTGTTCTGTCTGTGGTGGTAAGGTAAAAACAACAGGTAGTGGAGATTTCTCGACATTTGTTTGTGAGAATTGTCAAGAAAAAAGAAATCTTCCTATTTATAAAAAACAGATAGCAGAACTTGTTAACAACAAGTCAAATACGGAAAGGCAAAAACAAAGACTGAAATTTTTACAAGAAAAAGTAAAAAAATTAGAACCAGTCAAAAAATAATAAATTGGGATAATACCTAAAAAAATGTTTATAGCAAAATACCCTGACGGTAAAATAATCACTGAAAAAGATATGGTTTGGGACAAAGTTCCTGTTGGAATGAATCGTCTTGAACTAACTTTACCAATTCCAGTATCGTATATTGATCCTGGTACTAAGGAGATGAAGCCAGCTCCGGCCAGGACAATATCTTTATTTGGATGTGAAAAGTATTATTTCTATAACGAAGCAGTTGCATCGCTTTCAACAGAAAAGAAATGTTCTGTAAGCAATAACTTAGTTGCTAAAGCGATTGGAGGAATAATTGGAGACAACGTGGTAGAAATAAAAGTTGATAAAGGTGGTTTTACAACCGTTAGACATTTCAAAATTGAACAGTTAGCACAGTCTGGGATAAAACTGGGCGCATAAATCGGGGAAACCTGAAGAAATAATAGTATTGCTCCAAGCAGTATTAAGATTTTTTGTCTTGAGACTCCTAGTAGCAATACTGGGAGTTTTATTATAACAATAAAAATATGGCAAATAAATATGTAAGAAAATCTGGTAATGATGCAAATGACGGATCAACTCCGGCATTAGCTAAATTAACGATAGCCGATGCTATTGCCGATGCTTCTGACGGAGACGTTGTTGTTATCGGAGCCGGTGTTTGGAGAGAACAAAATTTAGTTACCGGAGCAAAAACATTAACTTTTCATGGAGATATTACCGGAGCATTAACCGGAGATGCCGGTGAAGTAATTTGGAGTGGATTAAATGCAACAGACGATACATATACAGAAGTTAGTTATGCTATTTGTTCTGACACAGCTGATTACGATTTATTGGTTAGAAACATTTTATTCCAAAATTGGAAATTCCTTAACGGAGGGTTTTGCATATTAAAAACAACGAACGGAGATTTAACAGTCGATAATTGTAAGGCATACAATCTTTATGGAATTGAAATTAGTTCAACATCAAGGTCTTTCGGGTTCTTGAATTATTCTCATGCCGGAGCCAATAATGATTTAGTTTTGACAAATATATATTTAGAAAATATATATGGATTTGCTTCAAGTTCAACATCGACATTGACTTTAACTATATACGGAATACTTGTTAGTAAGGTGGATACAACCGGAGACACTACGATTGAAAACATAAAGATTAAAAATATTAAAGGAGGGGCATACGATAGTGTTCATGCAGCAATTTCTATCATATGTGCATTAAAAATAACAGTTGGAAAAACAACAGAAATAAGAAATATAGAAGTAGATGATTCAAATTCTTATGGAACAGCCAATTCTCAAATATATGGATTTTATTTAGCCGGAGCAAGATTTAATATTTATAATTGTAAGGCTCACAATTTAATTTCATCTACTTGGAGAAGTGACCCCAACCTATGCCGTGTTTATGGAGTTTATGCAAGCACAGCCAGCTATATGTATAATTGTTCCTGTTTTAATTTATTAAGTGTCTATCGTGGCACATTGGTAGCCGGTTCAAATTACGGAGTAACAGAAGCCGACGGAGTAGCAAAAGCAAAT